TTATTTTTTACCTCGTAAAAATGTTATAACAATATTTCTTTGTTCTTTAGGTAGTTTGCAAAAGTCGCCTACCAGGTCTTTTTCTAAGTCAGTTAATTCATATTGTAATGCTAATTCATCAAGTATTGTTTCCGGAAGATTAGTAAACATATCACCAACACCTTCAACAAGCCAGGCACGATTAACATTAAATTCTCTACATATAGATATTATCATCTGTTCTGTAAGATTTCTTTTTCCACTTTCAAGATTAGACAATCCACTATCTGTTATACCCAATTTTTCAGCAAAAGATTTCTGACTTAGATTTAAGTATTTACGTAACATCTTTAAACGTTCGTTCATTTAATTTTTGCACCTCCTGTACATATAAAATAGCACACGGACTTTTCATAGTCAAGAAAAATGGTAAAAATATATTGACAAACTTTTCAATGACAAGTATACTGTTGTCAAAGACAAGATGAATGTCAACAAAGAAAGGAGGCAAAGCCTATGCCAGGAGTAAGAACACAGGATATTAAATTACAGACAGAAACAAGAGAAGCAATAGAATTTATAGAACTTCTTAAATCACTTACAAACGATGAAAAGAATCAGGTTAAGGGATATATTACGTGTCTTAGAAGTGTAAAGAATATTAAGACAGCATAAAAATTTTACACTAAAGGCTAAATGTTCAGGATTTGTTATTAAGAAGATATTTCATATTAAGTAAGAATTCAAGGAGGCATATAATGGCACCACCAAGTTTATGTATAAGTATTCCATCAATAATACTATTGGTGGGAGCACCAGTAGCGTGTTGGTTATGTGAAGGTAAAAGGCCTTGGTTGTGGCTTGGAATGTTGATAATAGGTGAGATACTTGCAATTCCAAGCCTGGCATTTGCAATTTCATACTTCACGAGATAATTGGAAGATGCAATCGTTGTACATTTTATCAGATATTTCATCTGTACCATTTGTACGAACATAATTACCGATTTTTATAAGTTTTTTACGAGAACGTTTCCACTTGCAAAGAGGAATTAGTTCCATACAAGTTTTATAAAAACTTCTGCAATATCCGGTTCGATTTGGATCATCAGGGCAATCAGCATATAAATCGGTGAATTTGTTTATAAGACCAATTTTAGTGGTGATGATTGAGGAATTTACTAATAAAATCAGCAATAGAAAGTAAAGTATCTTTTGGTAATTCTTCCATTTTACAAATAGCAAAAAAGATAAAAATGTTGGTAATAAGGACAATCTTGAAACTAATATATATAGCAAAAGAATAGCGAGGTATAACATTATGGATGATAAATATGAACTGAAATTCGAAAAAGTATATCCGAATGGCTGTGTAGTAAGAGTTATGTCTCCAATACTCACAGACGAGGAAAGAGCAAAAAGAATGGAAAACCTTAAAAGAGCAGCTGGAGTATATGCACGACATATGCTTGAACAGAGAGGAGCAAACAAATGAATATAGCGATGATAAAATGCTTGATTACACTAAAGGCTAAATGTTCAACTTTATTTTCAACAGAGGAGGTGTAAGAGATGTACATAAGCGAAGCCGCGAAGTTGGCAGCAGAGCAGGGAAGACTAATGGTGAGAAAAAGCATTATATCAAAGTCAGATACCGTGTTTGGAGCTGTACAACCAACTAATTCTTATGAAAGGTGCAAACTGATTGTGTTTAAAGAAGATGAAACCCGCTCATGCAGATGTTGGAACCCTACACAAGCGGATCTGGTTGCGGATGATTGGGAATTACTAAGGGATGAATTTACTAATAAAATCAGTAATAGAAAGTAAAGTATCTTTTGGTAATTCTTCCATTTTACAAATAGCAAAATCTGTGAGGTTACAGTAATAAATTGTTCCATCAGCATAAAAATTATCTAGGAAGTTGTTGTTTTCTAATTCAATCATATAGCTTTCAACATCTTCAAGCAGTTCATCGGGCATAAAATTTTCTTGAACAGATTTTGCGTTATCGAAATTGACAGCACGTTTTTTCGGTATGTTATGATTACGGCGATTTATATATTCATTATATAAAATATATAGAAGTCTTTTTGAGTCATTAGTTAGATGCATAGTAAATTCCTTTCTTTGTTACTAGGCTACTGCAATAGCCTGTGATTAAAGTATAGGAGTAAGGATGAAATTAGGCAAGATTATTTATTTTAAACAGAGGAGGTGTAGGGTGGTTCTGATGAATAAAGAGAAAAAGAAATTAAAAGCTGAAAGACTGAAAAGTTTTCAGGAATTCAATCATTTATCAGATGATGAGATGGCGTTGTTTGTTTATGTACATAAAAGGGAAAATGTGTACAAGATTATTATTGTAATCCTAATAATCGCAATACTATTACTGTTAGTATTAATGTGATTATGGATACAACTATAGGTGTTATGAATGATGCAGAAAGAAGGTGCTGAATGAAAACCAGCAATAAAAGCGACAGAAATAAAAAGGTATACAACTGTAAAATGTGTGGCAGGTCCATAGAACCTTTAAAGTTCACGATGGAAGACTATGCCTACAAGCGAAATACTAAAGGTAGCAAAATAATGTATTATTGCAGTTACCATTGTATGCGTGCATCGCTGCTTGAGGATGAAGCAAAGAAACGAGCTAAGAAGCTGTCAAGACATAAGACGTCAGCAATAGTATGACAGTAGCCGGACGATAAGAAAAAGGAAAGATAGACCACAGGAAAGGGAAATATGCCAATGGAAGCACAGAAAATATTAGAAGAATTATTAAAAGCAGTATCAAAAAAAGATTTTTTAAGGGAATATTTATATATATCTCTGAGAAATAAAGAGCATTGTAAAGGTGAAATAACAAGGCCAAATAAATATCTTGAAAATATTAATGATGTTATGTCAGTGGAATTGAGTACATCAAGTGGCGTATTGGGAAGATTAGAAGTAAAAAAGACATTGCTGCAAAAGGCAGGAATGAGCGTGGAGGAAGCGTGGGAAATAGCAAGAGCTAACACAATTAATAAAGAGGCTATAAATCCATATGCTGATGAACTGTTAGAAGCAGCTGAAGTTGTTGAAGATGATTTGCAAAGCATAAAAGAAATAAAAAAGATTGTTAAAGAAGTATGCGGCAATATGACAGTTATAACAAGTAAAAGTAAATACGATGGTGCCGGTGCTATATATGCAACGGAGAAGCTTAAGCAGTTTGCAAATGGTAGCAGATTATTAATTATACCCAACAGTATACACGAGCTTATTGCTATGAGGTATGAAGTTGGTATGGATATAGTTGAGCTTAACAAAATTATAAGGAACACTAACAAGACAGGTTGTGAAAATAACGAGGTGTTAAGTGATAGAGCTTATGTTATAGATTTTTGAGAGCTGGAACAGAGCCATAAAAATATGTATAAATAATTATGGGATTTTTCAATGCGGTTCTTAATTTTATAGTTAAGGAGTGCATATGGAGTTTGCGGCAAGTAAGGAAAAGGCAAGGGTAATTGATGGAATAACATATATTAAAGTGCTTGAGCCATATTACAACGATTACCAAGGAGTTATATATGCGAACTGCCCTTATTGTGGTTCACAAGTGCAAAGAGTATGGAATCTTAAGCACTGTGGAAATTGTGGCGGAGCTATTCTATGGAATGATATACACGTTAAAGGTATTGGTGATATTCCATAAGATTTGATTTTTATCTTGTAGTTAGGAAAAATAAATCCAAAAAAATCAGAATAACTCCGAATTGATAAGAAAAAATCAGAATTGATAAAAATAATTCCAAATTAATAAGAAAAAATCAGAATTGGTAAAAAAGGGAAAAAGATGGATAAAAAAGAATTATTAATTTTGCTTATGCTTAGGGAAAATAAAGCTTTTAATAATGCTACAGCGATGACATTGCAGGAACTTATATCTACGGATGGGCTTGCAGGTTATAGAGTTAATACAATTTATAAAAGTATACAGAAACTTTTAGAAGCTGGTTTAGTGCAATATGGTCTTAAAGACGGACACGCTAACACTTATAGCATTAGTAAGATTGGCATAAAAAAGATAGGAGAATATGCAGATGAAGAATAAGATTGGATTTATTGCAGTTGGACAGGCTGGTGGCAATATTGGACAACAATTTGAGAAAAGAGGTTATCCAGTATTGTATATTAATACATCGCAGGAAGATTTAGATACACTTAAAAACTCTAAGTATGTGTATCATATTACTAATGGCGATGGGGCTAATAAGAACAGAGACAAGGCAAAACAACTTGTAATTGAAGATTACGATAATATAGCAGCAATGATAGATAAGGTTGTTGACAGTGATATATTGTTTGTGCTTTTTTCTTCTGGAGGAGGAACAGGAAGTGGTTCAGGACCTATGCTTATAGATCTGCTTACTGGAGAAGGTAGGCAGGTAGGAGCGGTTACGATATTACCTCAGGCAGAAGAGTCTGTTAAAACACAATTTAATGCGTATGAATGTTTTAAGGAACTTATTAATTTAGATAAAATGGCATCACTTTTTATATTAGATAATTCCAGGGAAGATAAGTTTAAGATAAATGAAAATTTTATTGAGTTATTCTGTAGTTACATAACTATTCCACAGAATTATATTTCTGATAAAGGAAATATTGATGATGCAGAGATTAAAGAAACACTCTTAACAACAGGAGTAAGCTGTATTATAAGTACAGAAAAAACCGATATCGCACAGCTTATACAGTCCATTAAAAATAATATATATGCACCTATAGAAGCTACAAGTGTTAAATATATAGCATTAGCCGCTGATGAGAGCTTGGGTTCTATAGAATTAAATGAACTGCATAAAGCAGTTAATGTTCCGCTTGATGAATACAGAGCATACACTAATGGAAATTGCATTATTTTTCTTGCAGGTTTGCCTTATCCGGTAGAAAGATTAGATAGCATACATTCCTTGATAGTGCGCAATAAAGATATTGTAATTGCTAATTCTAAAAGGGATAAAACAGAACTTAAAAATGATTTGGACTTTTGGGAAACAGCAACCAAGCCAAGAGCTGAACCTAAATCTAAAAGGGATATAATGGCAAAGTATTTAAAGAAATAGTGAGGAACTGCTATGGCTAGACCAGTTAAGCAAAATTTAGATTATTTTCCGCTTGACTGTAATCTTGACCAAAAGTTCCAGCTGCTCGAAGCAGAGCACGGCATTACTGGTTTTGGGATAATAATCCGTCTTTTGCAGACAATATATGGCGAAGAAGGTTATTATATAAAATGGGACAGAGATACAGAAATTCTGTTCGCAAGTAAAATTATTTTAGATGGAGACATCAATATTAAAATTAATAAAATTAGAGCTGTTATTAATACGGCTCTAAAAAGGGGTATATTCTCACAGGAAATGTACGAGAGATTCAGCATTTTAACATCAAAAGGAATCCAGGAAAGGTATAAAGAGGCTTTGAAACGTCGTACAAAAATTTTCATAGAGGACAAGTACCTTTTATTAAAGTCACCCTTAAATACAGTAAATGTTGCAGAAACAGAGGTTGATGTTACAGAAACGGAAGTTGTTGCTGACAATAATGCAACAAAGAAAAGTAAAGTAAATAAAAGTATATATAGCGCGCACGCGCGTAATAAATTTAACAATTTTCCACAGCGTGAGAAAAAAGAGGAAAATTTTTATAATTCATTGCTTAGTAATGCAAAGGAGTAAATGTGAATAAAGAGATTAAGAATATTAACAGGTATATTAAAAAATATGCACATCAGGTTACTAAGGCTGAAAAGCTTAATACGACAGATAATGCTCATTACAGAGAGCGAAAGGCTGTATTAAGATATTTATTAATGCTAAAAATGTTAATGCTTGATATGGATGCGGATATGCTGGGAGATTTAATCGCAGCTGTTGAGAAAAGAAAAACACATTAATTACTCCAAAACTATCTACATAAATTGCAAATAATATCACACATAAATAAAATACCCGGGAATATTCCCGGGTAACAATGAATCCACTAAAGAATTAAAGGATGGATAATAAAGCTTCCTGTAAGAGCTTAGAGTAATTAATACCACGCTTATCCCCAAGATTTATCATCCAGGCAGGTAAGGAAACATTCTTGCGAACAGATTTAGTATCTGTAAGACTGCGATATTTCAATGTATCAGCCTGGATAATAGTTAATATATCTTCAGGCTGGTGTGGTACATCAGCCTGTATGGTAGGTTCTTTAGGTTTAACGCCTTCATCTTCAAGAACAACAAGCGAAAGATTAAGAGCGTCAGTTATTAATTCTATAGCTTCACTAAGAGAGTTGCCAGTTGTTATGCAACCATCTATATCGGGAACTTTAGCATAATAAGTGCCGTTATTTTCTGTAATAACAGCTGTATAGTTATATAACATATATATACCTCCTTAATGTGGAGGTGGGGCTTTTGCCCACACCTCAATTAGATTTTAATTTTGGCTTCTTTGAAGATGTATCTCATATCATTTTCATCAAAGTCGTGTCGTTTAACTGGAATTGTTTGCTTTGTTTTTGGATTAAAATATAAGTCGTGTCTAGCACCGTGGCGTTTAAATTCAAATCCAGAAGCTTCCAGCTTTTTAATTGTAATCTTTCGTGGATTCATTTTATCTCCTTTCTTGATTATATTATACACAATGTTGTGTATAAATGTCAAGAAAAAATACACAATATTGTGTATAAAATTGCAATAATATAGATGTTAAATAGTATAGTTGTGAAGATTGGAGAGATAGGGAGGTAAAGGAAATGAGTAATGAACAGAATAAACTTACAGATGAAGAAATGGAAGATTTTCAAAGAATAACAGCTGATACATTAGCCAATATATGCGCTATGGCAGATAAATACAATATTGACAGAGATAGTATGCTGAAATACTTCTCTGGTATGCTTACAGCTTTTACAGAAGTGGCAAGCATACAAAATTATGAAACTAATCATAATTGCAACTGCCAACACAATAACGCTTCTAAAAACAATGAGCCTTGTTGCAGATGTGGTAGAAGAAAGACCAATGCTGACAGGATAAGGAATATGTCGGATGAAGAGTTAGCAGAGTTTATGCGGAAAATGGAATACACTTGCTTGGTAGATTTTATAGGATATGCAGATAAAGGCTGCGGGCGAAATGAAATTTCTTGTACAGATTGTCGAGCAAAAGCACCAACAATACTTGAATGGCTTCAATCAGAAGCAGAATAGGAGAGAATATGGAAGATAGATATTTATTCAAGGCGAAACATATACACATATTGCCAGGTAATGACCATTTAGATGGCTCTTGGGTAGTTGGATTTTTGAGTGGAGAACGCTATATCGCAAATGATAGCGGTGAGTATTTGATAGACCCATCTACAATCTAGATTATGCAGCAGTTCTTAAGGAAGCTAAATCAATGGAATGTAATGAAATAAGGGCATTGTATAACATCCCACTTGAAAATATGGAATTAATTGTACACGCACTTGAAACAGTTGGAAATTTAACTGAACGCAAAATTTAGTCTTGATGCAGAATATGATGATAATTTCTCAAGAGGTTTAGAAAGGGCAATTTTGGTAGTAAAGGAGGCAAACAGATGATTAAATGTGATAAAGGAAGTGTAGAAGCAGAAGGAGAGGCAATAAATGTATTGGCGGAGTATTACACATTAACTATGGCACTTTATAAAGACTTAAAAGAATCTACAGATGCAGAATATGCTAAAGAAACTATGAATAAAACATATAATGCGGCTATTAATTATTGTGATAGCAATGTAGTATTAAGTGCTGAAAAAGTAAAAGAATAATGGCAGATATTATATTATTTCCAACACATAAAGACTACTGTAAAGAATGCCTATATTATAATATCAATGGTGAAACCTGCAACAATGAAAGATACAAGAAAAACAGCTATGAGGTTAACTGTGTTTGGAAGTATTGTAAATATAAAAGAAAAAGAGGTAATGATTAGAAAATAAAGCAGTTTTGACCTAAAATTTTTTGGAGGTCGTTACTTATGCGAAGAATTAAATATTTTGCAGGACAACACGAAACACAGCCGATTAAGGATAAGAGAGAAATAGATGCACTATATAATTATTTTATTAAAAGACAATTACAAGCGAAATCTGATATTAAAAAGTATCAAGCCGATAGAGATTATATGCTTGTTCATATTGGGCTTAATACAGCTTTTAGAGCAGAAGATCTATTACAGTTAAGAGTTGCAGATGTAATTAAAGGATATGTGCAGATAAAAGAAAACAAGACAGGTAAAATGCAGAACTACAAAATGAATAAGCAGTTACATCAAGATATTTTAGATTATATTAGTAAATATAACCTTAATGGATATGATTATCTTTTCCGAGGGCAAATGAAATATTTTGGTGACAAAGCATATATATATCCGCTTAATCGTCAGTCTGGATATAAGATAGTACATAAAGCGGCGGAAGCTATTGGTATACCGTACACTTTTGGATTACATTCTTTAAGAAAAACTTATGGATATCAGTACATAAAGTCGGGCGGAAATATTTTAACATTAATGAAAATGTATAATCACGATTCGCCAGATGTTACGCTTAGATATGTTCAATGGGGGAAAGAAGATGCAGAGCACGATCGTAAAAATATGTATATAGGTCCAAATGTAAACAGAAAAATGAATATAGGATAAAGATAAAGCTAATTGATTGTAATGTTACAATCAATTAGCTTTTTTATGTTGAGATAGGAGTTATCCACAATAAAAATACGATAAATTAACCTACGGTATACTTTTTGTATTTAGGTTGTAAGTAATATATACTTAATATACAGATAAAACAAGTGATAAGGCAATGCTTAAAACAGGTGTAAAAAATTATACACTTTTAGGGATTATGTATATTTTTTGGGAGGTAAGATAATGAGTTATGAACAGAAAAAGAGATATTTATGTACATATGAAAAATATATTCTTACAATAAAAAATTATCAAAGTGAAATCGACTATATTAATTCGTTGTATGGATTAACAGGTGGTAGCTCATTGTCAGGTATGCCCAAAACACATAATCAAACAGATTTAACTAATAGAGTTATAAAAATAGACTGTGAGACAGAAAAATTTTTGAAGAATTTGGAAATCAAAAGAGCTGTAGCAGCAAAAAAAGCAAGAGAGATTATAGATGTTATTAATACAGCTCCAGATGAAACAGATAAACTAATATTATTTCAAAGGCATATAGAATTAAGGAAAATGACGGAAATTCAGAGAAATCTTGGCTATTCTCGAAGTGGCTTAGATAAGCGTTATAGACAGGCGGTAAACTCAATTGTTCTAAAAAAATAAAAGAGTGGACATTAGTGGACACCAGTAGACATTATAATGTGTTATATTAGTATCGTCAAAACTGCATTGAGACAATCCAATCCCTTTTTTAAGAGAGGAGTGCTAATAACAAGCACTCCTTTTTTGAATAAAAGTTTTGACCTATGACATATACGTGAGGCATAGATAAGAATGACACAGGATGATATAGATTATGTAAAAAGATGTGTAAAAGATAATGATATGCACAATTTTTATGTATGGAAAAAATGGAGAAGAGTAAGAAAAGAAGTCTTAAAACTTGACCATAAAGAATGTTGTGATTGTAAAGCCGCTGGCCGGTATAGACAAGCAACAACGGTACATCATATAAATTATGTTAAAAGTCATCCTGAGTTAGCTCTTGAAATTATGTTTGTTAATGAACAAGGAGAACTTGAAAGAAATCTTATAAGTCTTTGTCACGATTGTCACGAAAAAAGGCACGGATATAGACATAAAAATATTTGTATTCATTTTACAAATGAGGAACACTGGGAATAGCACCCCCCGGTAAAAAATGCAAAAATTTTTAAGCCTGACAATTACCGGTGCCAAAGTCGACAAGACAGATTTGCTTCACGCATTATGTAAAAATGATTTTATTGTTTTTCAGGGTATGCGTAACATATTTATAATATATAAGTGTACAGACATAAAATCGCTATTTCAATTTTAACTTTCAAGAATTTAGATAGGAGGTATGTATGGCAACGATATCACAACGCATCAGATGTTCATTACTTGAACAGCTTGAACGTAAAAACGCAAAAGAATATCATTTTGAAAAGCTGGTTGATGATTATTGTGAATTGTATGATATCAAAGCCGGACTTATTAAAGATGTTAAGGAAAATGGTGTAACCATAACAGAACTTAATGTTAAAGGTTATGAAGTCCACAAAGCTAATCCTGCAATCTCTGAAATATCTAAAATCAGTGGAGCTATGCTTAAGATACTTTCGCAGCTTAATATATCTGCAGAAGATAATATATCCGAAGGTGAGGATAAGAATGATATCGGATTATAGGATACAGAAGTATATTGATCTTGTAAGAAAAGCTCCATACAAGATGTGCGAAGAACAGTATCAGTTGTGTGACCTTATTGAAAAAATATTTGAAACAGAGGAACTTGTTGTTGATTCAGAACAATTAGATAAATATTTAGCTTTCAAGAAATACTTTCCATTCGATTTACTCGACTGGGAAGTATTTTGTTTTGCACTGCATAATTGTGTGTATAAGAAAAATGGACAACTTCGATTTCCAGTACTGCTTATATATGTTGGACGTGGAGCAGGCAAGAACGGCTTCCTTGGATTTGAGGATTTTTGTTTATTAACGCCTGTGAATGGTATTAAGCACTATAACATAGATATATTTGCTATGTCAGAAAAACAGGCAAAAATGTCATTTAGTGATGTGTATAACGTGCTTGAAGATAACAAAAATATTATGAAGAAATATTTTAAATGGACAAAGGAACTTATTACAAATATAAAGACAGGTTCTGAATTGGCATTTAATACGTCAAGTCCTAAGACTAAAGATGGATTTCGACCAGGAAAGGTTGATTTTGACGAGTATCACGCTTATGAAAATATGAAACTTGTTGATGTTGCTGTTACAGGTCTTGGCAAAGTTGCACTCCCACGAAGAACTATAGTTACTACTGATGGAGATATTAGAGATGGTCCGCTTGATACAATGCTTGATAAAGCACATAGAATTTTAAGTGGAGAATTACCTGACAATGGTATGATTCCGTATATATGTAGAATTGCGGACAAGGAAGATATTAAGAATCCGGAGAATTGGACAATGGCTAATCCGTCATATCCGTATTTTACTAATCTTCAGGAGGAAATGAAGCTGGAATATGATGATTATGTGCTGGACCCTATAGGAAATGCTTCTTTTGCAACAAAAAGGTGCAATTGTCCGAGTGGTGGTATTAAAGAAGATTGTGTTACATCTTGGGAGAATATTAAAGCTACAAATATTATTATTCCCAAATTTGATAAAGGAATTAATGCTGTCGGTGGACTTGATTATGCAAGTACAGAAGATTTTGTATCGGCGGTTATTCTTGTAATAAAAGATGATATTGATTATGTATTACAGCATACCTGGATATGTGAGGCAAGTAAGGATTTAACAAGAATTAAAGCACCGCTTAGAGAGTGGGAAAGCAGAGGATTATGTGAATTTGTAAAAGGTCCGGAAATAAATCCAGAACTACCTGCACAGTGGTTTGACTCTATGAATGAGCATTACAATATTCTAAGAATTGGAATTGATAAATACAGATATACGCTTATGTCTAAGGCCTTGGCTGAATATGGTTTTAATTCTGATAAAGATGGTAAGATTAAGATAATACGTCCATCAGATGAAATGCAGATTATTCCAACACTTACAAGTCAATTTAATAATCATAAAATTGCGGTTGGTGATGATCCGTTGATGAGATGGTGCATTAATAATTCTAAAAGAATTACATCATCAGCTGGAAATATGACATACGGAAAGATAGAACCTAAGTCGAGGAAAACAGATGCTTTTAAAGCTTTAGTGGCAGCAGAAATATGCAGAGATGAACTATTAGCTATGAATGAGATTAATGAAAATGTATTTAGTGCAATGAATGTATATACATATTGATTCAGATAGGAGGTGATGTGTTATTGGGAGTAAGAGCATTTATAACAGATTTATTAACTGGAAAAACTAAAGAAGCAGCTTTTAGGCAAGAGATGGAACCGGACTATGATTCACCCGAGTATCAAGCATTAACAGAATGTGTATTTAACCTGAATAGGGGAATTAATATGATTGGTAATGCAGTAGCAAAGTGTGAGTTTCAGACAAGGTTTAATGGGGAAAATGTGAAACGGGATGAATATTTTTTGTGGAATTATTCACCCAACAAAAATGAAAGTTCAACATTTTTTATTAAAAAGTTAATATCAAATCTTTTAAAGAATAATGAATGTCTTGTATATGAACTTGCTGGACAGTTATTTATTGCAGATGGTTATACGGTATCAGATGATGTTGTGAAAGAAAAGATATTTTATAATATCAGCACTGGTAGTTTTTCTGTTAACAGAACATTTAGTATGTCAGAGGTGCTATATTTTAAAAATAATAATGAAAATATGACAATTTTACTTAATAATGTTATAAGCAGCTATGATACATTAGTTAAAACAGCATATGAGAAATTTTACAAATCTGGTGGAGAAAAGGGAATTTTACACATTGACGCACAGAGAGTGCTAGGGGAAGCTAGGAGTATTGGAAAGACATTCGATGATATTATGAATGAGATGATGAATGTTCGTTTTAAGAAATTCTATAATTCACGTAATGCTGTTTTGCCACTTTATAACGGATATGAATATGAAAGTAATGGAGCAAAGGAATCAACTAAGAAAGCTACAAGCGAACTTAAAGATTTTATAGATGTTAATGATGAAATTAAGAAAAAGGCAGCGAGTGCCCTTAATATTCCTTATGCTTTGTTTGCCGGTGAAATAGCAGATATTAATGCACTAATGGATGAATTTATCACGATAACAATAGAGCCTATATGCGACATATTAGAAACGGAAATTAATCGGAAACGTTCAGGAAAAGAGATATTAAATAATACTGGTCTTAATATAGATACTTCATCTATATCATATATAGACATATTTAAAAATGCTGAAAAGACTGATAAGCTGATATCCAGCGGTCTTTATAGCATTAATGAGATTCGCCATAAGCTGAATGAACCAGAGATAGATAATTCTATTGGTGATACTCATTACATTACTAAAAATTATGGTGTTATGAAAGAAGGTGATAATAATGGACAAGAGAAAGATGATGTTCAGGCAGGAAAAGAATGAATCAGGTGCAACTAAGATATATATTTACGATGATATTACAGCACAGGGACCGTTTAATTGGGAAACTTGGGAATATGATGAGTCAGAAACATCTGCTAAATACTTTATAAGTTTGTTGAATTCAATACCGGATGGAAGTGATATTGAATTACATATTAATTCCTGCGGCGGTGAAGTTAAAGAAGGTGTTGCTATATATAATCTTCTTAAGGCTAAGCAGGCTAACAAGGTATGTCATATTGATTGTTTTGCTTATTCTGTTGCATATGTTGTAGCCTTAGGCTGCGATAAGATAATTATGCACAGAGGTTCTACTATTCTACTACATAATATGTGGTGTACCTGTAGTGGCAATGCTGACCAGTTACGAAAGGCAGCCGATGATTTAGATGAACTGATGGCAGCTAATAGGCAGATATTCCTTGAAAAGTGTAATTTAGGAGAAGATGAGCTTATAGAAATGCTTGATAATGAGACTATATTAAGTCCTGATGAGGCACTTAAGTATGGTTTTTGTGATGAAGTAGATTCCCAGGAGCTTGTACCAGCCGAGGAAGGTGCAAATCAGTTCAAGCAGATGTATAAACAGCTTATATCACAGATGAACTTACAGAAGTCACTTTCACTTATAGCAGCGGAGTTTATACAGCAGGCGGCATCAAGCAAAGGAACTATGATGGAAAAGGAAAGGCTTGAGAAAGAAAAGCTGGAAAAAGAGAAGGCTGATAAAGAAAAACAGGAACATAAAAAGAATGAGAAAGCTTATAAAGCACTAACAGAACAGCTCTGTAGTGCTTTTTTTAGTGCGACAAGTAACGCACTAAGCAATAAATTATCATAATCAGGAGGAAAGATATGTTAAACAAAGATTTATTTCAGGCGGCAAATGCAGAGGCACTTGCCAATTTATCACAGGCACTTAAAAGTGATGATACAGAAGCCGCTACAAAGGCTATGGAAAAGTTTGGTGAGAATATAGCTAATATTATTCACGAAGAGGCAGAACAGCTTCAGGGCAATAATGATGCGGCTATTCTTGCAAGCAGAGGTGTAAGACAGCTTACAGGAGAAGAAAGAACATTCTATACAGAATTAGGTGAGGCTATGCGCGCAGGAAATCCTAAGCAGGCACTTGTAAACATTGACAAGGCTATCCCACAGACAATCATTGATACGGTTATTGAAGATATGCAGAACGCACATCCACTTCTTAGCGTTGTTAATTTTATCAACTGCCAGGGGGCTATCAAGATGATTGTCAATGCTGATAATATTGACCTTGCAACTTGGGGCGCATTAACAACTAAGATATCTACAGAGCTTGCAGGTGAGATTGAAGTTATGGATATGACCCTCGCAAAGCTTTCAGCGTTTATCCCAGTTGCTAAAGATATGCTTGATTTGGGACCATCTTGGTTAGACAACTATGTAAGAATTATTTTATCAGAAGCGTGTGCTGGTGGACTTGAATTAGGAATATTAAAGGGAACAGGTAAGAACCAGCCAATTGGTATGTGTAAAGATTTAGCTGGTTCTGTAAGTGCTGGTGTATATAGTGATAAAAGTAAGGTCAAGTTAACAAGCTTCGATCCTGTTGAATATTGTGCTATTGTCGCTGATCTTGCTAAAAAACCTAACGATGCAGGTTATAGAGCAGTTCCATCAGTTGCATTTATATGTAACCCTGTGGATTATATATCAAAGATTGTTCCTTGTACAACAGTCAGAGATTCAGCAGGTAATTATAAGAATAATATATTCCCTTATCCAACAGAACCTATTCAATCGATAGCACTTGATGAGGGTGAAGCTGTTCTTGGACTTCCAGCAAAGTATTTTATAGGTATAGGTGCTGGTAAATCAGGAAAGATTGAGTATTCTGATGAATACCAGTTTCTTGATGATAACAGAGTATATCTTATAAAGCTGTATGCTATGGGTAAGCCTAAGGATAATAATGCTTTTAAGTACCTTGATATTTCTAAGCTTAAGCCTGTTTCTCTTAAGGTTGAAGTTACTAATACAGAAGATAATCCTGTAAATACAAAGGCTAAGGCTTAATATGCAGGAAGTAAGTGGTAAGCTTCTGGAAGATATAAAGAATAACATAGACAGGACGTGGAGTGATGATGCCGCTGATAAAAAGCTGAGCGGCATTATTCTTCGTGGCTGTAACAGAATTAATGAAATATGTGGATGTGAATTTAATTATGAAGAGGAAAATTCTGCGAAGGAATTATTAATTAACTATGTTATGTATGCACTTGCAGGAGCAATAGATGACTGGCAGAGGAATTATGCACAGGATATTAACAGGCTGCAACTATTACAGGAGGTGAAAGCCTATGTTACCGGGCAAACAGGCGAACAGGGAGTTGTTTAATGACGGTGAGCTTGATGTATATTCCACGACAAAGCGAGTTATTGTACAACATAAAGCACACTTAAGATTTGGTCTTCGTACTGTAGGTGTAACAAGATTTTATCAGGCTAAAATTGCGAATAGTGGAATTGATAAGCTTATAAGTGTACCTCTAAATACATTTATTAATACAAATAATACACTTATTGTAATAGATGATGTTCAGTACACTGTTGGCCAAGTTCAAGAGAAGTATGATTCTATTCCGCCATCGATGTATATAACACTTAACAAGGCGATACCAGCATATAGTAATGCTGATAGAAAGGATAATGATGAAAGCAGTTAAATCTTTTTTCTATGGAAATATCGGTGCAACAGCAGGTGATAATATTAATATTTCTGATAAAAACATTGTTGAATTATTAATTAGCAAGAAGATAATTGAAGATGATGGTAAATCAGAACAAAAAAATACACAGATAAAAAAGAAAAGTGTTCAGATAACTGAATAAAAGATAGAAGGTAATATGAATGCCCAAAAAGATAAAGCCTGATTTGCTGGCAACTGAAATAATGAGTTTGTTACAGCAATATGCTAATGATGTAACAAGTGATATGAAAAAGGATATTGATAGTGTGGCCAGAGCAACAGTTAAAAAGATAAAGGAAAAAGCACCTGTGAGGAAAGATGGTAAGAAGAAAAAATATTCGCCAGGTTCTTACAGGGATAGTTGGAGAAGCACACTTCAGGATGAGAATTCGCATCGTAAGAATAGAATTGTATATGCTGGAGGTCATCAATATTCACTTACGCATCTGCTCGAGAATGGTCATAGGGTGGTATTAAAAGGTGGCAGAAGCGCGGGAAAAGCACCTGCTTTGATTCATATAAAGCCGGCAGAAGAATGGGCTGGTAATGAATTAGAACAAAGAACTATTAAGCGAATAAAGGAGAACAGCTAATGACTTATGATGAGATTAAACAGATGTTATTAGAACTGGGGTTACCGGTGGCATATTGGAATTTCGATGATGAAGAGGTGCCAGCAGCACCATATATAATATTTTCAATGCCAGAATCTGATAATCTGGCAGCAGATGGAAAAGTATATAAAAAGCTGAATAAGCTGTATATTGAATTATATGTGAATAGTAAAAGTCCACGTATAGAAGCACAGCTTGAAGAGTTGATGGATGCACACGGACTGTTTTATAACAGGCAGGAATATTACATTGAAAAAGATAAAATGTTTGAAGAATTATACACGTTGGAGGTGTAAGAATGAGTAAAGAAAATAAAGTGAAGTTCAATCTTAAGAATGTTCATTATGCAAAACTCAATATTGATTCAGAGGGTGTAGTTACATATGAAAAACCAGTAGCTATACCAGGAGGAGTAGAACTTTCACTGGATGCTAAAGGCGATACCGAGGAATTCTATGCAGATGGAATGGTATATTATACATCTACTGCCAACAATGGCTATGAGGGGGATTTAGAGATAGCACTGGTACCCCTTTCATTTGAAACAGATATTCTTAAAAATGAACTTGATGATAATAAAGTATCTGTTGAGAATAGCAATACTGAATCAGCGGAATTCGCACTGTTGTTTGAATTTGACGGAGATGTTAAATCGGTTCGACACGTATTATACAGATGTAAAGCTACAAGACCATCTGTAGCCAGTAAAACTAATGAGGATAAAAAGGAAGTGCAGACAGAGAAACTTTCTTTAAAAGCATCGCCGCTTTCTAATGGCAATGTTAAGACTAAGACGACAGCAGCTACACCAGATGAAACCTATAACAAATGGTATGAAGCTGTATATATTCCAGTAAAGACAGGGGTGACATCTGAATGATAGTTAAAGATATAGAAATAGATGGTAAAAATGTGAAATTTAGGGCATCTGCAACAGTGCCACGATTATATAGACGTTTTTTTAATAGAGATATTTTTACTGATATGCAGAAGCTTGCGGACCAGCAGGAAAAAGCTGAAAAAAATAATGAAAAATTTAAAATTGAAGATTTAGAAATGTTTGAAAATGTGGCATTTGTTATGGCTAAGCACGCAGATCCAAAACAGCCGGATAATCCTGATGAGTGGTTAGAACAATTTGATACATTTTCGATTTATGTTGTTTTGCCACAGATTTTAGAATTATGGAGGCTTGATAATGTAACAACCATTGAAAATAAAAAAAAATTCGCGCAACTTGTAGAAAAATGACAACCCCTCTGTTTATGTACAGGTGTTTGCAGATTGGATTGTCTATCGCAGATTGTGATGATGTAACGATTGGACTTGTTAATGATATGTATGCAGAAAAAATGAATGATGAATATGACTGGCCAATTAAGGCTCAGCAAGATGATTTTGACCGCTTTTAATGTGTTAAACATTGAAAGCGGTTTTTTAGGAGTAATTTATGGCTAAAAGTAGAATAGCTGGCATTACCGTAGAAATCGGCGGAGATACAACAAAACTGCAAGATGCACTAAAAAATACTAACAGTACAATTAAGACAACAGAAAATGAACTAAAAGACGTTAATAAACTATTAAAATTAGATCCTACAAATACAGAACTGCTGAGCCAAAAGCAAAAGCTGCTAACGGCCGCAATCGAAGAAACTAATAATAAATTAACAGCATTAAAGAATGCAGAAAAACAGGCTGCGAATGAAGTAGGGCAAAAAGGAAAGCTGAGCCAGGAACAATATCGGGCTTTGTGCAGGGAAATTGAAGCAACGGAACAAGAGTTGCAGAAATTAACTAAAGAAAGTCTTACAGCAAATGCTTCTTTACAAAAGGTTTCGGAGGTTACAGCAAAGATAGGCGAAGGTTCTCAGGCTGTTGGAAGGCATTTATCTAAAGGTAGTGCGGCAATAATTGGGATTGGCACAGCAGCAGTTAAGACTACAGCAGATTATGAAAGTGCAATGAGCAATGTAGCAGCTATATCAGGTGCTACAGCGAATGATTTAGAAGCGTTAAAAGATAAAGCACGAGAGATGGGAGCAGCAACTAAATTTAGTGCCACAGAGGCCGGTGAAGCTATGGGATATATGGCAATGGCAGGATGGAAAACATCAGATATGATAGATGGTCTTGCTGGAATAATGAATTTAGCTGCGGCATCTGGGGAAGATTTAGCCACAACCAGTGATATTGTAACAGATGCACTTACAGCTTTTGGATTAACGGCAGAAGATTCTGGACATTTTGCAGATGTTTTAGCAGCGGCTTCATCAAATGCTAACACAAATGTATCTATGATGGGCGAAACATTCAAATATGCAGCTCCTGTTGCTGGGGCTTTGGGATATAGCATAGAAGATACAGCTGAAGCTACAGGACTTATGGCTAATAGTGGAATTAAGGGTGCACAGGCGGGTACTACGTTACGAAAAGTTATGTCGTCACTCACGGGAGATATTAAAATAGTTGGCGAAGCTCTTGGTGAAGTAGTTATAAAAACAACAAATGCAGATGGTTCTATGAGAAGCTTATCAGATATATTGGCAGATTGTAGAGAAGCGTTTGGAAAGCTATCAGAGTCGGAGAAAGCAAGTGCGGCAAGTTCTTTAGTAGGTACAGAAGCAATGTCTGGTTTTCTTGCACTTATGAACGCAGCACCAGGAGACATAGATAAATTATCTAATGCAATTGCTAATTGTGATGGCACAGCAGAAAATATGGCAGCAATAATGCAGGATAACCTTAATGGACAACTTACAAGTTTGAAAAGTAAAGTACAGGAAACAGCAATTACTATAGGTGAAATGCTTATGCCTAAAGTACAGGAGTTGGTTGGAAATATTAGTGGATTTGCAGATAGTGTTAATAATATGTCTGAAAAAAACAAGCAGATTATGGTGGATATAGCTCTTATAGTTACAGCACTTGGTCCAATGTTAATAATATTTGGGCAGATGTCGATGGGGTTATCTTCAATAATAGGGCTTATTTCGCAAATAGTACCGATTATTTCTTTATTAGTAGGTTCAATTGGTGGAACTACAGGAGCATTAGGAGGCCTAACAGGAGCGTTGGCACTCTTAACAGGACCAGCTGGCTTGGTTATTGCGGCAATTACGGCGATAATAGCAATAATTACAGCACTATATTTAAAATGCGATGATTTTAGAAATTATGTTAATACAAGATTTTCAGAATTATTGGCATTTATACAACAATTTTTTCAAGATATTCTGTCGGCGGCACAGCAATTTTGGTCGATAGTACAACCATTAATATCGCTATGGCTGCAAGTTATGCAAGGACTTATTTCTGTTAATATAGAAGCTATTAAAATAGGAATACAGTTAGCAATTAATAATATTGTTTCAATTATACAAATTGCTTTATCGTTAATTAATAATATTGTTAATTTTGTATTAGGCACAATTGAATCAGTGATCAAAGGTATTATGCTTACAATACAAGGTATTATAGATCTTGTTTTAGGTATTATTAGCGGTGATTGGGACCGTGCCTGGCACGGAATTTTAGAAATTCTAGGTGGAATTGTAGAGAGTATCGGTGGTGTTATATACAATCTGGTGTCATTTCTTACAAATATTTTCTCTGATTTAATAGATATTGCGGTTTCTTGGGGAAAAGATTTTGTGCAAGGATTAATTAATGGAATTTTATCTATGGTTAGTGCGGTAGGAAATGCCGCTGAAAAAATAGCGAATAAGATTAAGAGCATATTACATTTCTCAAGACCGGATGAAGGACCTTTAAGAAACTATGAGGAATGGATGCCGGATTTCGTTGGTAGAATGGCTGAACAAATAAAACAGCAGAAATCGCTTATTGCAGATGCGGTAACCGATTTAGCAACAAGTTTAAATATAAGCGGAATGGTATTAGAGAATGAAAATAACACTCAGGGAAATAGCAGTAATACGCAGATTAATTTTAATGGTAACTATAATTTTAAGGATAAGACAGATGTTGATTATTTTATGAATCAGGCAGCATTGAAATTGGTGACAGAAAGATGATAGTTAATGGCATTGATTTAAAGAAAAAATATAGTAATGTTGTGTGGCTTAGTCAGACGATTAAGCCGCGCAATGTTACAACATACACAAACTGGTTAGATTCAGGAATACTTCCAGTTAAAACCCAAAAAAATAAATACACAGATTTTGAAGTTTGTATAGAAATGTTAATTAAAGGTTCTAGTAAAGAGGAATGTGAAATTACAATGAGTAAGCTTTTAAATGATTTTGATTCGGGTGAATTAGAACTTGATGATATGCAATTTATATATGACTTTGATTTTAAGAGTGAAGAAAAAGAAATAGTTAAAAGATGGCTTTACAGCTATAAAATTAATCTTACCGCATACAGCAAAAAGGGAATGCAGCAGACAATTAATTTTACAGGACAAGAGAAATCTTTTAATTGTGGTGGTACAAGTGTATCTCCAGCAATACTAACAATAACATCAGGTATAGCCTTAGCCAGTCTTACAATTGAAGGACTTACAGATGAAGCAATAACAATAAAAGATATAAATAGAAATTCTAAATTAATATTAGATGCAGAAAAATGTGTTGTAACAGAGAATGATATTAATATTTTAGAAAAAACAGATTTATGGGAATTTCCAAAGGTTGTTCCAGGAATAAATACTATTAAATTAAGTACAGATTGCGTTGTACAGATACAATACAGACCACATTATAAGTAAAAGGAGAACAATAAATATGATTATTAAATTAGGATATGTAGACAGTTATATTAATGGTTTACAACAGTTAGCAGCTAAAAAATTACCAGTAAAATTAAGCTATATGATAGCTGCGAACCTTAAGATACTTACAGAAAAAAGAGAAGATATTGAAAAACAAAGAATTAAAATACTTACTGAGAACTGTTTGAAAGATGAAAAAGGGAAGCCACTGCTTAAGAAAATAGAAACATCAGAGGATAATAAGGATGAAATTGATGATAATGATGATAAGAATGCAAAGTATAAATATACATATGCTTCTGATGATTTAGAGCTTGAGGCAATTGAGCGTTGTAGGGAGCTGTTTGAAATCGAAGAGGAAATTGATATTAAAACAATACCATTTGACGACATTGAAAAGTGTGAAACAGAAAAATATGATTTACTAAATGGTTATGAAATTGAAGCAATGCTTTTTATGATTAAGGAATAAATGTAGGAGGTGGCGTATGTTAAGGTATAGGAATTCTAAAGGTACTGTATCGCCACTTGTTAAATATAAAGATTTGTGTATTGAAGAAACGCTCGAGTATGGTGATAAGAGTTTAAACCTAACAACATTTGAAGAATTAGATTTAGAAAGCTACATAATAACAAAAACAGATGAATTTGTTATTAAACAGAAAAATCTAAACAGTAATGGTGGTTATGATATTACAGCAAGTCTTAATATCGAAGAGTTAGAAGGAAAGGCTATAACTAAATTTGAAACAGTTGAACAAACTTCACTTAGCACAGCTGATTTAGCATTAGCAGGTACTGGATGGGTTTGTGAATGTACTGTACAAAAGAAGAGGACAATACGTTTAACAAATACATCTGCGTGGCTTGTATTGAAAAAAATAGTTGATACTTTTAGACTTGAAATGAAAATAGATTCCTTGAATAAGAAAATTATATTTCAGGATAAAGTAGGCGTTGATAAAGGTATATACTATACAGATGAATTAAATTTAAAGTCTATTGATATACAGTCTAATTCTACTGATTTTTATACAAGAATTCTTCCTCTGGGTAAGGACGGATTAACTATAGAGTCTGTTGCTGGAAGTAAAATAATTGAGAATTATACATATAGCAATAAGAAAAAAACTTACATTTGGAAAGATGAAAGATATACTAATGCACAATCTCTGTATGATGATGCTGTGGAAAAATTAAATGAACTTGCACAGCCTTATATAGCATATAGCTGTAATTTAATTGATTTAGGACAGTCTTGTGAAATTGGTGATGTTATAACTTTAATTGATAGGTATACACATACACGAATAAAACAGCGTATTGTTAAGTTGAAGTGTTATCCGGAAAATCCAGATAATAATACCTGTGAGATTTCAAATTTGAAATTAACATTTAGTGAGTATGTGCAAAAATATAATAATGCAGCGGATACTGTAGATAACATAACCAATGATAATGGAACTGTGGATGGAGATGCAATTGATAATATAGATGCTTCTAAGGTGCTTAATCTTGAAACTGTAATTGCCAATAATGCTAAATTTATTGAGGTATCAGCAGAAATTGTTAATATAAGCAAAGCGTTACAGGCTACAAGTGCAAAAGTTGGAGATTTAGAAGTTACAAAGCTTTCTGCCACAGATGCAGATTTAAAGTACGCTAACATAAAGCTTAGTAATATCGCGGCCGGCTCTATAAAGACAGCAATGATAGACACAGGTGCAGTCGGTACAGCTCAGATTGCAGACGGAAGCATAACAGATGCAAAGATAGTAGATTTAACTGCTAATAAAATAACAAGTGGAACTATAGATGCCGCTAACATCGAGGTAATCAATCTTAAGGCTGCCAATATCACGGTAGGAACAATTAACGGTAAGCAGATAGCTGAAGGAGCAATAGATACATCCAAGTTTGGAACAGATGTCACAGACTGGATGAATACAACAGACAAAGATATAGAAAATGCAGCAAAAAAGGCAGATACAGCTAAACTTTTATCAGCGGCGGCTTCTAAGACTGCGGAAGGAGCACAGCTTACAGCAGATGGCAAGAATACAATATTTTATCAGACAACAACACCTTCAACGGAGAGTAGAAAAACTAATGATATATGGTTTAATACAGCAGATTCTAATAAAATGTATTACTTCGATGGCAAAGGCTGGGTATTACGTCAGTTCGGAACTAATGCCATTGCGAATGCTTCTATAACTAATGCCTTAATAGCAGATGCAACAATACAGAATGCCAAGATTGCCAATATAGATGCAGGAAAGATTACAAGTGGATATATATCTGCTTCCAGATTGGCAGCGGGCTCAGTTACAATAGGGAAATTAGATTCCACTACGCAGAATGATATAGCCTCCGCCAAGAAAAGATATCAGATAACTGTAGATTTAAGAGATGCAAAATATAACACGGATACATATTATCCAGTATTAATTAATTCAAGCATACCATATAGTGGTTTATATAGCTATGAATGTAATGTTCAGCTTAATAGCGGTTCTAAACCTGTATGGTCTACGCATAATCAAGGTTTTACTTGCAATCTTATTTTAAGAGTATTAGCAGGTGGCTGGGGAACAACAGATGCCGCTGGTTATTTGGAGGAGAATAATTATCGTTTTTGTAATAAAATGCCTGCGTTTGTAGGGCAGGTACAACAACATAGCCAGATATACTTTATGTTGCGTGGTGGGGCACGATATTACATTTATACACCTAATAAAAGTGACGTAACAATATATACTGTTAAAACTAATATAGCAAGAAATACGTCATATACAGTGTATCTTGAACCTACCCAATCGCCAAAGAATGATTATGCGGAGGCTAAAGGATCTACAATTGCAAGCTGGTGTGCTGCAAATAATAAGACCCTTATTAATGGTGGAAAGATATATACAGGCAGTGTTACAGCAACACAGATAGCCGCAAATGCAATAACAACAGAAAAGATAGCGGCAAATGCAGTTAATGCAGATAAAATAGCAGCAAGTGCTATAACTTCGGCAAAAATAGCCGCAAATGCAGTAACCTCGGATAAGATTGTTGCCAATGCAGTTACAGCCGCAAAGATAGCTTCAAAGACAATAACAGCCAATCAGATAGCTTCCAAGACAATAACAGCGGCAGAGTTAAGTGTATCTACATTGTCTGCAATATCCGCAAACCTGGGAACAGTTACAGCCGGAGTGCTTAAAAGCTCTAATTATGTTGCAAACAGTACAGGAATGATGCTTAACCTTGCAACAGGAACGTGGGACAGCAAGTATTTTAAAATATCCAGCACGGGAGATATAACAAGTACCAGTGGTATTATTGGTGGCTGGTATATAAACTCAACAGGGCTCAGTAGTTACAAAAAAAATTCATCTGATGGAATAAAGTGCAGTATTAAAAATGCACTTTATATAACAGATAAAGATACGCAAAGTAATTTTATAGAACTTTGGCAACAAAACAGAAGTATTTTCAGCGTATCTTTTGGAGGAGCTGTGACAGCGAAAGTTTTATATACGGCTCAAATAGATATTGGAAAGATGGAATGCCTGAAAATCCTAGGAGACACAAGAGTTTCAGGCATATTAACAGTTGGCGATGATAAATATAAGGACTGCGATTTATCAGTGGTTGGAAAAGCAAGGATCAATGAAATATATACTAACTATTTTGAAAATTACGGAACCACGAAACTGAATTATATCAAGCAGAATACGAATTACTGGGCTGACTTGTACAACCTTCACGTTTATGGCGATAGTTATTACGAAGGTCCTGCACAGTTTAATGCACGCTTATATGTAAATAATACAACGATGGGAAAAGTCGGAGTTGTGCTTAATAGAAATATCACACCAGACATTAGCTTTGGATGGGACGGGACATATCTTAGAATATATATAGATAATACTGTTATTGCCTCTTACCATTGGGGAAGTGCAAGCTGGGTATAAAAATAATATTAATAAATCCACAGAAGTGGTAGAAAGAGGTAAAAAATGTTAAACGTAAACAAATCTATAACATTAAATGGAACAAGCAGTGTAGAGGAGAATGGTGCAGTTACAGATATTATGTATATGAATGCTACAATCTCCGCCAATGGAGGGTTGTCTATAAACCGCAACATAGCTAATGCACAGGCATATATAGCAAATAAGGCAACATATACGAAAGATGTAACGGAATTTGAAAATAAATTAAATGAGCTTGTAACAGAATTTAGTAAATAAAGGAGGGCAATAGAGATGATTAGAGCACCTAATATTAAAGTGAATATTAATTAAAGAGTATATAAAATTCTAGGAGGAAAAAGAAAAATGAAAACAAAAATCTGCGTTGCATTCGGTGCATTCGGTGGAGCAATTGCGACGGCTCTCGGTGGCTGGAACAGCTCTTTAACAACATTGGTTGTATTTATGATTATCGACTATGTTAGTGGTATTGCTGTGGCTGGCATATTCCACGCAAGCACCAAAACAGAAAGTGGCTCTCTTAAGAGCATTGCAGGCGCAAAAGGGCTGTGCAAGAAAGCAGTAATACTCTTATGCGTGTTAATCGCTTATCGTTTAGATATAGCAGTTGGAACTGCATATATAAGAGAAGCTGTAATTATTGGATTTATGTCCAATGAGCTAATTAGCATAGTCGAAAATGTCGGACTTATGGGCGTTCCTATGCCGACAGTAATAACTAAAGCAATAGATGTTTTACAGAATAAAAGTAAAGCGATAGAAGAACAGGAGTAAAAAAGTATGGAAAAGATAAAATGTGGAGATTTTGCAAAGTGGAACGGCAATGTTGACTGGAACAAAGTAAAAGCGGCAGGACTGACACACGCAGTCCTAAAGGTAATCAATAAACAGCTTGAACCAGATGAGCAATTTGAAAATAACTGGCGTGGTTGCCAGCTCTCTGGCGTACACATCTGCGGCGTGTACAACTATGTATACACACCTACGATTGAGAAAGCAATCGAAGCCGCTAGGAAAGTAATCGAAATCTTAGGCGGTAGAAAAGTAACTGTATATATGGACATCGAAGATGTAGTTATGCGCTACTTAGGAAGCGGAATAATAGATATTATTAAGGCATATAAGCAGGTGATCGAAGAAGCTGGCTGTACATTCGCTATATACACGGGTATGAGTTTTTATGGTGCTTACATTAAACCTTATGCGGACGAGGAAGTTTTAAATTACAGCTATTGGATAGCAAGATACAAAGACTACGAACCTATGACATTAGCAGACGAGCCGGAAGAAAGCAGAAAGCCGCTTATTGTTAATAATCTTGTAGGCTGGCAGTACACAAGCGTAGGCAGAATAGACGGCGTAAACGGCAACGTGGACTTGTCTGAATTCTATGGTATGCACGATAATTGCGACGCTGATAACAGTATTGAGCAGGAAGAAAGCAATAACAATCCTGTTAATATTACATACGCCGCTTACACAGATAAGTGGTGGGACGAAGTAACTAACCGCGAGGACTGGGCTGGTAAGTGCGATAACGTAGCAATTAAGGGGCTTGCTGTTAGGGTAGACCGCGGAAGTGTTAAGTACAGAGCGCATACGATTGGCGGCGGCTGGCTTCCTTACGTTACAGGCTACGACCTTAACGACACAAACAATGGTTTTGCAGGCGACCTTGTAAATGCAATCGACGCTGTAGAAATTATATATTATACAAGCGAAGAAGAAGCTACAAGGAATGAATGGAAGTATGTACACTATGTAGCTTCTGCGTTTAACAACGACAAGTTCTATCCAGAGCAAATAGACAACATTAAAGATAATGGTATGGACGGATATGCTGGTGTATTCGGAAATCCTATAGACAAAGTCCAAATGTGGGTAGAGTAA